CCTCTTGCTCCAGCGCACCGTGCATCAGACTGGCTGTGCCGAAATCCAGCACCACGCAGTCGGACTTGATGACGCCGGGAAACTCCTGGGGGTCCACCGTGCGAAGACCACGCCCAACCATCTGAATGAAGGTGGACTTATAGGAGCTTGGGCGAAGCAACACCACACAAGACGTAGGTGTGTAGTCGTAGCCTTCGGTGAGCACTGCTACGTTGACCACCACCTGGGCGCTGCCGGTCTCAAATGCTTGCAGCCTTGTTTGGCGCTCAATCGGCGACAGCTCGCCATGGATCAGCACGGACGACACACCGGAAGCTACAAACGCCTCGCAGACACTTTGCGCGTGGGCCACAGTGGAACAAAAAACGATGGTCTTGCGGTCTGCCGCTTTTTGCTTCCAGTGCGCAATCACGGCGTCAGTGATCAGCGATTTGTTGAGAATCGTGGCCACCTGCTCCATGTCGAAGTCGATCGCTGTGCGGCGCACGTTTTGCAGTGCCTCCTGCGCGCCAACATCAATCACAAAGGTTCGTGGTGAGACCAGATGGCCGCTTGCGATCATCTCGCCCAGACTGATCTGGTCGGCCACGTTGGAGAACACCTCGCGCAGGCCTTTGCCGTCACCCCGGTTGGGCGTGGCGGTCAGCCCGCAAATGGCAGCCTTAGGATTCTTGGTCAACACTTTGTCGATGACCAACCGGTAGCTGGGCGAGGACGCGTGGTGCGCCTCATCAATGACCAGCAAATCAAGCGTGGGCATCTGCGCAAGGTTCATGGGCCTGGAGAGGGTTTGCACCATCGCAAAGGTGGCGTTACCCGCCCAGGACTTTTCCTGGGCATCAAACACCGAGGTGCTCAAGCCCGGATTGACGCGGGAGAACTTGGCCCGGTTCTGACCGGTCAGTTCGGTTCGGTGTGCCAGCACACAGGCCTTGGCATCCGGGTCAGACAACATCTTGCCGACCACCGCCGACAACATGATGGTCTTGCCAGACCCGGTGGGCGCGACAGCCAGCGTGTTGCCATGCAGAGCGAGCGCGTCCAGGGTGCGTTGGACCAGCAGGGATTGGCGGGGTCGAAGCATCATGGCTGTGACCTCCGCTTACTGCGCCCAGCTCGGACGACCGGGAACCGGCGCACGACCTGTGGCTTGGGCATAGGCATTGGCTGCGGGGGCAGCACTGACCGGAGCAGGCGCTCGCGGCGCACCCATGGCAGCGGCGTAGTCCTTGTGGTCGGGCGTCACTGCCGCCTTGATGACCGCCTTGTCCTGGCCGTTCTGGTCTTTGTCCCAGTCGACCTTGCCCAGGAACTCAATGCCATCCAGATCCGCAAAGCCGCTGATACGCCGGGCGTTTTGCGCGGCCTGGCTGTTGTCACCCGGCTGGACGTTGCGCGCCGAGTTCAGGATGGCCTTCACCATGGTGCGGCCCATGTTGGCCCACTCAGGTCCCTTGGGACTGTGCAGGCCAATGAGTGACCACATCTTGCGTCGCGCAAACTCACCATCGGTCACCACGAATTCGCAGTTCAGGTACACCGAGCCGGTGCTGCTACTCCTGGTGGCGTAACCGCCGGTCCAGCCTTGCGAGGCGTCGTCGAAGCCGCCGGGTTTGATGGTCATGCGCACGCGCACCAGCGTGCCTTTGGGGATCAGGTCGAAAGAGGTTTGTTCAGACGCGGAATTGAAATCGAAGTAAGTCATGTTCAGGACTCCTGAGTGGGGTTGAAGGAAGTGGGGTCGAAGCTGGTGTCTGTGCTTGTCTCAGTTGAGGTGCTGGCTTCTGGCAAAGGAGGAACACTGCTGGCGGGCCGTGCAAAGTCGAGCCGCTCTGGTGCGGGCTTGGCAGGGCCAGCAATCTTTTCCATGAGGCGGCCCAGGTCGGGCTCCTCAATGGCGTCCAGGCGACCCGAGCGGTCTTTGGCCGGATAGCCCCAGTTGTTGAGCGTGTGGCAGACAAAGGCGCGGTAGCTGCTGCCGTCATCACCTTTGAGTTCGGTCAGCGTGACCACCTCATCGACGATGCCGGGCAATTCCAGTCCGGTTTTAGAGCCATCAACCTGCAGAGAAAAAACGCGGCGGTTGAAATCGTCCAGCGCCTCGTTCAGGATGCCGACGAACCACACGTTCTTGCGCCGAGTGTGCTGCAAGTGAGTGAGCCAGCCGATCATTTCCTGCCCCATCAAACCGTAAGCACCCCGGCTATCAGGCTTGCCGGTTTTTTCTGAAAAGGCTTGGGGCTGACCTTTGCACCACTGAAGGCACAGACGCCCAGCCACGGTGATCGAGTCCACGAACACGGTGTCGTACTTGTCCATGGCCGAGGCCTGGCCAAAGCGCTGGCACACCGCATCAAAGTGCGCCTGGCTGTAGGGCTGGTCATCGCGCAGCGCCGGGTTGGGGCCGCCAATGAAGACGGCAAAGTCGCGGCACTCCTGCCATGTGCGTGGGCGCACCGTGTCACCGGCCCAGCCTTCCACTGCGAGGTCGCCAGCTTCCAGGTCAAAGAACAAAGTGGCGCTGGGTTTGAGGGTCCACAGCTGCGAGGTTTTGCCAATGCCGCTTTTGCCGACGAGCACGCCTTTGACGCCACGGCGTTCGGCCAGGCGCTGGTCAGCGGTGATGATGGGAAGGCTCATTTGTTTTCTCCTTGAAGTGCGAGACGAAAGCCCGGCTTGCCGGTTTTGAGGGTGCGGGCCGCAGAGAACGAGCTCTTGAGCGATTCGGGCCACGCGTTGAACTTGGTTTCCGAGACGCGGTAGCTGATCTCGACGTACTCGGCCGGGTTGTCGCCGTTGGCGGCAATGCGCTGCGTGATGTCAGCGAGGCGGACCTGGTCCCACTCGATCTTTTTGGGTAGGTCAGCGGTGATGTGCACGCGGCCGTCATCGAAATGAACAACGCCGGTGTCTTTGCCTGCTGCCAGGCGCAGTTGGTGGGCCTGCGCTGAGTACTTCAAATCCAGCGCGCGGTCGATGTGCTCGACGATGGTCTTGGCCATCACCAGAAAGTCTGCCGCGTTGTTTTTGAGCTGGAACAGCGACTCGGCGGATTGCTCAGCCAATGCGCCCACAGGAATGGACAAAATTTGATCGGGATGATCAAGCGGTAGCGTGCTCATGCTGCACCTCCCACTGCACTTGAGGTGCTTTGGCGCAAGCTGTCGGACTCGAAAGCTTCGATGTCTTCGACGCGGTACAGCACGCGGCCCTGGATCTTCATGAAGACCGGACCGATGCCGTCACTGCGCCATCTTTCTAGCGTCGCTTCAGCGACGTCCCAGCGCTCTGCTAACTGGGTTTGGTTGAGGTGCTTGACCTTTTCTGCGGATTGCAATTGAATCTCCTTGGTGTTGAAAAAACCCCGGTTTTTTGAAGCTCGTTTGCCTCGCTAACCAGTGAGATGAATTTCAACAATCGGGATTCCTCAAGCCGTTCCTCAGACTCCTCAGCGGCATTCCTCAAATGCGTTTCGTGCGGACAAAATGCAAAAAACCCGGGCTCGTACTGGTGAGCGCCGGGTTTTGGATGGACCTGCGGGCTGGTGCAGGTTAAAGCTTAGGTTTGAGAGGGTTGCAGTGACTCAGGTCAGCCAGTCACGGTCTTCCTCCGGTATTTGCAAGGCGTAAACACCGTCACTGGGCTGGTACTTGATGAACCGCTTGTAGACCACCGGAATTCGTTCAAACACCTTGCTTGGCGAAAACGGATCGGCTTGTGATCGGCATGCTGTACGCAATGCATCGCGGTCCATCTCACGATCAAAGTCGTCCATCAGCGCCAGCAATAAATCCTTCTGCCGTGGCTCCAGCGCATAGTCGATGCCATCCACGCGCGCCTTGCCCTCCGTGCGCACCAGACGCAGCGTGGTTTGAAACTGGCTGTCTTCAACCGGAGCGGCAACTGGCACGGTCATGCGGTCATTGAAGAACTCAAACTTGCTTTGCGAAATTCGTGCGACATCACTGAGATGGACCACATCAAATCCCATCAGAGGCGAGCCCTCGGGCAGTGGCAAAGCGCTGCTGGTGAGCACCTTTGCAGACTTGTGCGCCTGGTCCTGCCTGATAGTTTCCACCAGCCGCTGCGCCACCCTGTGGTCGTGCAGGTGGCGTGCAAAATACCAGGTCAGCGGCTTGCCGCGCACTGGCTCCGTAACCCCGATACGCCAGGCTATCTCGGTGGCAACTTCTTTCTTCGCGCTGGGTTGCGTTCCCAACCCAAGCATCAGCCGGTCGATGAACTTGGGCAAGCTCACCTTGTAGGTTTCTTGCAATGACCTCGGGCTGGTGACTTCGCCGCATTCATCGCAGGAGAGCAGGATGTTTTCATGGGCGAGATCACGAACGACGCGCGCCAATTCCACACCACACTCAGGGCAGGTCACGTGCGAGAGTGACGCGCCAACCACGAGCAGGCGTTCACGCAACAAATCTCGTCCGGCGTTCCCATATTCACCACCCAACAGAGTCATGCCGTTGACCTCGGGCTTTTCTCGCTCAAGGAGTTGGCACAACACGCTGGTGGCACTGATTTGCGCAAGACTCACGCCGCAACCTCTTCTGCTTCGATCACGTTCAACGAACGCAATACAGCAAGTGCTGTGGGCTGATTTTTATCAGCCAGGTTTTTGATGGTCGAAGAGCCCGTGGCGGAGATGTCAAAGCTGAAGTGTCCGGCCTTGCGGCTTTCGGTAGCCAGTGTGTAGACGATGACCGAGGCACTGCTCATGTTGTATTCCGACTCGAAGGAGTGATGCACTTTGAGTCCCGTCAGCGCCAGCCGGATCGCATCGTCCTGGTCTTTAGCCGATGGTGCTTCCACCTGAAACGAAATGCCGGTTCGCCCCATGGGCGTGAAGCGTGCCCGGCGCAGGCGAACCTTCTCGACGCCGTGAGCTGACCAGTCCTCAAACGGCTCCATCATGCCGTCGCGCAAGGCGTTGAGTTTGTAGCGTGTCTTCTCAATTTCTTCTGGCTTGATGGCTGTCTCCACCACATGCTTGCCAAAGAGCTCAAGCACCGCGCCATGATTTTTGGCACCACCCTTGACCACGGTTTCAATGAAGCCGGTCGACGGCTGGTACACCAACGCAGTCTCCAGCGCAATGCGGGTGTTGATGCGCTTGAAACTATTCTCGGAAAAATGTGCGATCGCCGTGACGGGGCCTTCGATGTAAATGGTCAGTTGCACGCTCCCGTCGGCGGCCCGTTTGCTGACCTCAATGTGAGTGCCATCGCCACCGCCCACGCTCTTGTAAAGCTTGGCCACCTCGTGGCAAAAGGCATCGAGTTTGCTGCGGTCTTGCATCGGATCGAGCCCTGACTGGATGCGATGCTTTTTCCAGTACTTGCCATTGGACTTGGCCTGAAAGGCGATGTGCATTTCAGCGTTGCGAAACGCGGTGTCCCGAAAGGTCAGCATCCACAGCGACTGCTCGCGGGCATCGCGGCTGGCAAATGCTTCCTGCACCTCGCGGTCACCGGCGCATGCGGTCTGAAACTCCTGGATTGAGAGATCGTTGGACATCAGGTGTGCGCGGCGCAGGTCGTCGTGCCAGAGGTGCAACTTGTATTCAACCGACTCGCGCTCGGCTTGCGTCATCTCTGCACCCTGCATAGTCGCGTCAAGCAACGCGACTGCGTCATTGACCACGGTGGGCAGCAGCTCCTGCGCCAGGCTCCAGTCAATGGCCAGGCTCTGGCCCAGGGGATGCGCGTCGGTGAATTCGCGCAGGGTGGGCATCGAAATGTGACGCAGGAAATGTGCAGGGTTGAATATTTTCATTATTGGTTTGCCTCATGAGTATTTGCGCACAAGGCCAACCAAAACCCCAAAAATCTCAAGTTTGCCGTTGGGCCGGATGGTGGGGAAATCCGGGTTGGCGGGAAGCAGGTGATATCCGTCTTTGTCTCGTCCAAGTGTTTTCAGTGTGAATTCATCATCAACGACCGCGACCACCACCTCTCCGGGGTTGGCCTGGCTGCGCCTCTCAACCACAGCCAGATCCCCGCTGTGGATACCGGCGTTGATCATTGAGTCGCCTTTGACCCGCACCAACACCGTGTTGGCGGGCCGGGCGATCAAAAACCGGTCCAGCGTCATCTGCTCGCCACCCTCGTCTGCTGTTGGCAGGGGCATGCCAGCGGCAACCGGCAGGTTGGCAATTGAGCGGTCAAAGAAGCGATCGGTCGGGGACCAGTCGCCATCCGAGGTGCGCTCCAGCATGCCCGCAGCCTCCAGCCGCTCCAGCACCTTTTTGATGCCGGACTTGGAGGCGAACCCCAGGAGCGACATCAGACGGGTGTACGAGGGCAGCACCCGGTGCTGGGCGTAATAGTCCTGCAGGGTGGCCAGGTGTTCGAGATCGTTGATTGTTTTCTTCACGGAATCATTGTAGAGAACGATCGTTCACTTTGCAATGATCTTGTGTCTTCAAACGCAAAAAACTTTTTTTCGATGATTTCAGGCGTTAACCCGCAGGAACCCGCACTAACCCACACCAGCCCGCAACTCCCTGCTGGCCTTGGAGGCAGCCCTTAAAGACAATTTTGGCTACACAAGTTTGTCAACACGGAACGCTACCCAATGAGCCTAAAAAACAGCATTAACCACCTCCCGCCTGAGCGCATGACCCCTGATCAGCGTCGGCTGGAGATCGCCGCCATCCTCGCAAAGGGCCTGGTCCGGCTGCGCCAGTCAAGCCCGGTCAAGCGTCAGATACCTGCCACTGAGCGCAAAGTTTTACTTGGCTTCTCTGGTGACCAGAGCGTTCATACAGACCTCATCAACAAATGAACGAGGTTCACATGAAAACAAGCAAAACGCCCGCAATCGCACCCCGGACTGCGGTGGCCCAGGTGCATGAACTGCCCAACCTGCCTTTTCCCGAAATCAAAGCCCTGTGGCGAAAACTGTTTGGCGGTGAAACACCCACCCATAACCGCCAGTTTCTGGAGCGCCAGCTTGCCTACAAACTTCAGGAGGTCGAATTCCGCAAGGTCGACCCTGGGCTACTGGAGCGAAACAACAAGAAGATTGCCTCGCTGATTGCCACCGGCAAGCTCAGAAAGCGCGACCGGGATTTTCACCCCACGCCCGGCACACAGTTCACCCGCGAGTACCACGGCAAAGTACACCAGGTGATCGCCATGGCCGATGGTCAGTACAACTACAACGGTCAGCCCTACCGAAGCCTCTCGATGATTGCGCGTGAGATCACCAGCAGCCGCTGGTCCGGGCCTGTCTTTTTTGGACTCAAGGACTACGCCGCCAAATCCTCCGCCAAGAAAGGTGGCTCCAAATGAGCGAAGTATTGAAACGCCGCATGCGCTGCGCGGTTTACACGCGCAAGTCCAGCGAAGAAGGACTGGACCAGGAATACAACTCGATTGATGCCCAGCGCGACGCCGGACATGCCTACATCGCCAGCCAGCGCGCCGAGGGCTGGATCGCTGTGGCCGACGACTACGACGACCCGGCTTTCTCCGGCGGCAACATGGAGCGGCCCGCACTCAAGCGACTGATGGCCGACATCGAGGCCGGAAAAATTGACGTAATCGTGATTTACAAGATCGACCGGCTGACCCGCAGCTTGGCCGACTTCTCCAAAATGGTCGAAGTGTTTGAGCGACAAGGCGTGTCCTTTGTATCGGTCACCCAGCAATTCAACACGACCACCAGCATGGGCAGACTGATGCTCAACGTGCTGCTGTCCTTTGCCCAGTTTGAGCGCGAGGTGACTGGCGAGCGCATCAGGGACAAGATTGCCGCCAGCAAACGCAAGGGAATGTGGATGGGCGGCATTCCACCGATTGGCTATGACGTTGCCAATCGGCGTCTGATTCCCAATGAGGCCGAGGCCAAGACGATCGCGCACATCTTCCAGCGCTTTGTGGAACTGGGCTCGACCACCAAGCTGGTCAAAGAATTACGACTGGACGGTGTGACCTCCAAAGCCTGGACTACTCAGGACGGCAAGGTTCGGGAGGGCAAACCGATCGACAAGGGGCTGATTTACAAGGTCCTGAACAACCGCACCTACCTTGGTGAGTTGCGTCACAAGGAGCTTTGGTATCAGGCGGAGCACCCGCCGATCATCACGAAGTCCATTTGGGACGATGTCCACGCGATCCTCAGCACGAATGGACGTGTGCGGGCCACCACGACTAGAGCTAAGACGCAGTACCTGCTCAAAGGCATCGTCTTTGGCAGCGACGGTCGCGCGATGTCGCCTTTTCAAACTGCCAAGCAAAACGGTCGCCGCTACCGCTACTACGTGCCCCAGCGCGACATCAAGGAGCACGCTGGCGCGTCGGGTCTGCCCCGTATGCCTGCGGCTGAACTGGAGTCGGCGGTGCTGGAGCAATTGCGCGGCCATTTGCGCTCGCCGGATGTGGTCAAAGAGGTTCTGCCGCAGGCTCAGAAATACGACCCGACGCTGGATGAAGCCGTCGTCACTGTGGCCATGAAGCGGCTTGACGATGTCTGGGACCAGTTGTTCCCTGCCGAGCAGATGCGGATTGTGCGGTTGCTGGTTCGTCAGGTGAATGTCTCGCCCAACAACATGTCGATGG